ATGCAGGGCAACCAGCCTGATTAGCGATACAAAAGTAAAAGGATCTGGCCCGGTTTGTCGGATGCAGGAAGTGGTCGTCAAGATGGTGGACCTTGAAAATGACATCAATGAAAGCATTGACTTTCTTGTGGATCTGAAACGGGAAATAAGCAAATTAATTGAAGAGCTGCCTGAAGTCACACTTCGGACCGTCCTGGAACTAAGATATCTCTGCTTTTATTCATGGGATAGAATCACTGAAGAAATGGGTTTTTCTAGGCCGCACGTCTTTCGCCTTCATGACAAAGCGATAAAAATGCTAAAAATCTCAAAAGATGAGACTAAATGAGATTGAATGAGACTAAACAAATGTGCTTAGTGTAAAGTGAAGGAGTTGGCAGATGAGCTACAAAGAAGCAAAAAGAGACGGAATAAGAGTGGAAGAATCCAAAGCGCAATTTGGACAAACCATGTATTACCCACCCTGTAGGTTCTGCGGGACAGAGGTTAGAACACTAACCTATATCCCAGGCAGGATTTACAGCTGTGTGCACTGTCGAAAGCACAGGCACGCACTGCTGAAAACAGGATTATTTAAATAGCATAATGAACGGGGCCAAGCAAGGCCCTTTTCAAATGGGAAGATATTATGCCAAGAAAAACAAAGAGGCCTTGCTCGCATCCGGGCTGTCCAAACCTAACGGAGGGGCGGTTTTGCGAGGAGCACCAGAAGGCTGAAGATAAAAGGTACAACAAATTCCAAAGAGATCCTGCCACCAGGAAGAGGTACGGGACTGCATGGAAGAAAATACGGGACAGACAAATCAGGGAATACCCACTCTGTTTTGTGTGTGAAGAAAACGGACGAATCACTCCTGCAACGGAGGTGCATCACATCCTGCCCCTTTCTAAAGGGGGAACCCATGACAGAGAGAATCTGATGAGCCTTTGCACATCATGTCACAGCAGAATCACAGCTTCAGAGTGGAAAAGATAAGAACCGCTCTTTGGGGCAGCGGTTCTCATTCAGGGGGCTTGAATCTATCGAGGGATAGATTACTACGGTTTCATACTACCATAATGACCTATGGTATGCAACCAATATCGACCAAAAGTGATTCAATAATGAATCAAAATCTCTACGACTACATTGCAAAGTGACGATCCCCCGGCCACGCGCAAAAAGTCGCGATTTCAAGTTGGGTATTACCCTACATTTCAAGAGGAGAAGAAGATGGCGAATGGACATGGAGGTGCCAGACCCGGATCGGGCAAGAAGAAAAAGGCGCTGCAAGATAAAATAACTGAAGGAAATCCAGGAAGAAGGAAACTAACCATTCTGGAGTTCCCTTCGCCAGTCGACCTAACGGGAGCGGATATGCCACCGCCAAGAGAATATCTTTTCGCCATCCAAAAGGACGGAAAGGAGATCCTTGCTGTGGACATCTACGAAAAAACATGGAACTGGCTAAGTCAAAGAGGCTGCGCCAGCCTGGTACAGCCACAATTGGTAGAACAGTATGCCATGAGCGTGTCTCGGTGGATCCAGTGTGAGGAAAGCATCACCGCTTACGGATTTTTGGCAAAGCACCCCACAACGGGAAACGCCATCCTCTCTCCTTATGTATCGGCAAGCCAAAGCTTTATGAAACAGGCAAACAGCATCTGGTATCAGATATACCAGGTGGTAAGAGAAAACTGCACAACGGATTTTAAAGGAGCCAATCCACATGACGACATGATGGAAAGGCTCCTTTCAGCAAGAAAGGGAAAAAAATGAGAATTGAAAAGATTAAGACAAGCGAGCTTAGCCCAGCTGCATATAACCCGAGAAAAGACCTGAAGGAAGGCGACCCGGAATATGAAAAGCTGAAAAGAAGCATAAGCGAGTTTGGGTATGTTGAGCCGGTCATCTGGAACAAGACTACCGGTAATGTGGTCGGCGGCCATCAGCGCCTCAAGGTTTTGATGAGCCTTGGGGAAACGGAAGTGGACTGCGTAGTTGTGGAGCTTTCAGGTGAAAAGGAAAAAGCCCTCAACATCGCTCTCAACAAAGTCACCGGCGCCTGGGATAATGAAAAGCTGGCCCTTCTCATTACAGATCTTTCCGATTCTGCATTTGATCTTTCTCTCACCGGGTTTGAACCTGCCGAAATCGACAAGCTGTTTCAAGACAGCATCAAAGAGAACGTGAAAGAAGATGACTTTGATGTGGAAGAGGAGCTTAAAAATCCGCCGATTACAAAGCCTGGAGATTTGTGGCTTATGGGAAGGCACCGGCTGTACTGTGGCGATAGCACCAAATCAGAGAGCCTTCAAATACTGATGGATGGCAGAAAGGCGAATCTGGTTGTAACAGATCCACCATACAATGTGAACTACCAGGCGGAAGCAGGCAGCATCAAAAACGATAACATGAAGGATGGGGACTTTTACAAGTTCCTTTTTGATTCTTTTTCAAATATAGCAGAAAACATGGAGCAGGATGCCAGTGTCTATGTGTTCCATGCAGATACAGAAGGGCTGAACTTCAGAAAGGCATTTGCGGATGCCGGCCTATATCTTTCTGGCACCTGCATTTGGAAAAAGCAAAGCCTGGTCCTTGGTCGAAGTCCCTATCAGTGGCAGCATGAGCCGGTGCTCTTTGGCTGGAAGAAAAAAGGAAAGCACAACTGGTTTTCCGACCGGAAGCAATCCACCATCTGGGAATTCGACCGGCCCGGCAAGAACGCTCTTCATCCCACAATGAAACCAATCAATCTCCTTTCTTACCCCATAGCAAATTCCAGCATGATGGGAAGCATTGTGCTGGACCCCTTCGGGGGTAGCGGGTCGACCCTTATGGCTTGCGCGCAGATGCAGCGTATGTGCTACACCATAGAGCTTGATGAGAAATATTGTGATGTAATCGTAAAAAGGTGGATGGAACTAACGAGATCCCAAGATCTGAGACTAATTCGGGACGGCAAAGAGGTAGATTGTGTTTTAGAACTTTTAAAACCACAAGATTAACTTGATTATTATTCCTTTCAGAGGCATATATAGTAGTACCTACGTTGAAAGGAGAATAATGATGTTAAAACCAATTACAGTTGCGCAGCTTATAGCAGCATTAAAAACCATCGAAAACAAAAAGGCCCTTGTTGGAATCTCAGTTGATTCCGAAGGTAATGGCTACTCGCTGATAGCAAACGAGCAATTTCTGCTGGAAGGGTTCATGAAAGCAGAACTTGGATACGCTGAGCTTTACGACAAGCAGGGAGAAGGGTTAGCCCCTGCGGTCATCTTGTTTGGAACAAACTAAAGGAGGCACTTATGATTCGTACTGAAAGACTGATTCGCCTTCGAGCTGAATACCCAAAAGGTACCAGGGTTGAGCTCGTTCAAATGAACGACCCATACACCAGCCTAGTCCCTGGTGACCAGGGAACCGTTTCAGACATCGATGATACCGGCACCGTATTTGTAGCCTGGGATAGGGGATCATCACTTGGCCTTGTCTTTGGAGAAGACCATTACAAAAAGGTGGTAGGGATATGAATGAAAAAATTAGGGAACAAATCTTGGCTATTAGAGACACCGGTCTTACCAATATGTTTGATAAAATCGCTGTTCAACGGCTTGCAATCGAGCGGGAATATTTTGAGCTTGTGAGTTTTCTTGAGGAAAACACCAAAGCGTATGTAAGATTCATCTTAACCGGAGAAAGTGAGAAGCAAGATAGCGCTGCGTTTGTCAGAAAAGCATATAGTCTTGACGACCTAATCGCCTGGGACAAGGCTGCTAAGCAAAGAAGCAAATTCATCATTGAAAAAACCATCCTGCTTTCTACTGTGGAATATGAGGATTTTTGCAATAACCTTCTATCCGACAGGGAGTTTGTTGAAGAAAACATCGAGCTCATGTACATGGACAAAGAAAAAGCACAGCACTGCATTTTGGTAAAAGAAGAAGGAGGTACCGAAGGGGTGCTGGTACAATGCGAAGGTTATTCGTATCCGAGATACGCAGCGTATTACAAAGAATAAAGTATAAAACTAAAAGGAGCCCTAGGGCTCTTTTTTCGTTGGACCGGGAAGGGAGGCAAGAGACATTCGAAAGTTAAAGCGATATACAAAAACGCCTTTTTTAGCCCAAGGTTCCAGTTATAGCAAAGAAGCGGCAGATCTTGCCGTATCTTTCATCTCCTGCCTGAAACACACCAAAGGGGAATGGTTTGGCCAGTCCTTTGACCTTATAGACTGGCAAGAGCAAATCATACGGGATGTGTTTGGAAGTTTAAAACCAAACGGATACAGGCAGTTCAACTCTGCCTACATTGAGATTCCCAAAAAACAAGGAAAGTCTGAGCTGGCTGCAGCGGTGGCACTTCTTCTTACCTGCGGCGACTTTGAGCATGGCGG